AGAGAAAGTAATTGCTCTTCAGTAAACATGTCGTAAGTAAAGTCTTTGCCGTCTTTACCGTCAAGACCCATCTTACCAGAAAGTTTTTCGATTTGAGCATCAGTTAGGTCTTCAAACCTTAATGATTTACCGTCAACACCATCGCGGCCATCTGCGCCTTTAAGCAACATGATTTGTGATTCAGTAAGGTCAGAAAAAGTAAATGGCGCACCATCCTTTCCATCGCGGCCATCTTTACCGTCACGACCATCCCTACCATCTTTACCACTAATAACTTGTGGCTGTGTGCTTTCAGTGATATGTTTGGTACGCTGAACAATATCAGCTAATAATGCAGCCGTTTTGCCATCGAGCGCATTAACCTTCGTATCAGTATATTTGTGGATATACTCAACGATGGTCTTTAATTCTTGGCTTGTTAAGCTCATACTGGTTTATCCCCGTTTATGAAGGATTCCATTTTTTTCAATTCGGAATTCTTGTTATGTTCTTTCATGGTATATTTATGACCCATTTCAGAGAGGATTTCTTCTTTTACAATCTCGTCGGCAGATTCTTCTGTCTTTTTATTTCCATCATCTTTTTTAGAATCCACTGCTTTGACTTGGGGTGCTTCTAAACCGTCACCGTATAAGTCAACGTCTTCTTCTTGGGCATCATTATCATCAACTGTATCTGTGTTACCATCAGCGTCTAGGTCATCAATATCGATGTCGCCATCACCGTCGCCGTCTAAATCTTCAGCATCTTCTTCTTCGCGAGCTTCGGCTTCCATTTCCTTCTTCATCTCTTTTTGCATTTGCTCATCTTGACCAAGGATTTCACGCTTAATCCACGCTTGCGAGTAATACTTACCCACATATTCATCCATATCAGCCAAAACGTTCATACGCTCAGTGATTACTTGCAACGTTTGCATTTCGTGATACATCATTTCCTGTTCATACAAGTAAACAATGTCTTCACTCATTCTTTCCCAATCCGATACTGTAACGATGCCTTTTAAAGACAACTGAATACGCATCAATTGACGGAATAAACCGCTGAATTGGTGTGTCAAACGTTTTACAAATTTAGAGAATTTCATCTCTTCTCGTGAAATCTCAGCATCCCTACCCCACATGAACGGCGCGTCTTCTTTAAAACGTGCAGTCGGTACATTAAGAGATTGGAACAATAAATCGCGCATGTACACGATGTCATCAATTTCACCAAGGTTCGCCGATTCAGGCAAAGTATCAATTTCAGTATTCTTACCATCACGGCGTGGTAGCCAATAATCTTCTTGCATTGCTTGGAATTTACGAGCGTCACGCACTTGGCCAGTGGCAGGGTCGTAATCAACCTTGTTACGGAAGCGACTCATCGTTTCACGCATATGCTGTTCGGCCTTAGCTTTACTCATATCACTCACGTCAATATAGAAAGCCCTCTTCAATGAAGAACGAGCAAGACGGAAGATAACCAATGAGTCTTCTAAAGCACGTAGGTTATTAAGTGGCTTGATTGCCTTATCCAAATAAGAAATACAAACGCCTCGTGAACGGTCATATAAGCCAGAACTAACGTAAACAACAGAATCACTAGTCATCTTAATCACTGACTTAGAAGCTGCGTTCTGTGACCTTATATTACCGAATGGCTTGTATTCGTAATACTCATTAACGTTGTCTTCTGAGTAAGAAACATTACCTTGCTTATCAGTGGTGGGAATCGGTTGCTTGACTAACTTAATTTGTAGCGGGTCAATGTAACGTAATTCAATAATACCGTTCGCAGGTTTCTTCTCATCAACGATAACGTTGAAATAAATTCGACCATCAATATACCAACGACGAAAAATCTCATAAGCATTGTCACGAAATTTAAGAAGGCGAAGAATTGTATAGAACTCATCAGAAATCATGTTGTTTAATTTCTTAGGTAATTTCAATTCACTTAGGTCGATAGAAACAGGGTGCGTTATACCATCAAAGATGAAAGCTTCATTAACAATTTCATCAATGGCGTTTTCAATCTCAGAATGCAATGCAATATCACGATACGTGCAAATTAAATCCGATTCCTTGTTGTACCTGTAATCAGTCAAGTGACTGGTTGTGAAGGCATTTCCTATAGGCATAGAAAATTCCGAGTTCAGTTCAACTGGACTCGTTTTATTTTTATTTGCCTTCACTGAAGAGCGGATTTCAAAGCCAAATAATTTTTCTGTACCGCCTTGGTTACGTCGTTGCATAAAGCACCCTTAATAATAATATTTAATTTCGTCTAGTTATTTATTCGTGATTTTAAGAAGCCAACTCAAGGTTGGCTCTTAAACGAAATTAACTAGTTGTAGTAGAAGACCAGTTTTCAAGGGTCATTGTTACAGTGAATTCCGCTAGTGTGTCTGTGTTGTCACTACCTAATTCAACTGGCGCAACTACTTGTGGCCATACATTTTCAAGGGTGTAAGTTTTGATAACTTCGTCGTTACGGTCTAGCTGTTCAACAATCCAGTCAGCTTGGTATGCAGATGCATCAGCTTCACCGATGTTTTCAGCATGGCTGTTGATTGCGTTTGACCATACTTCGAATGAATCACGGATTGAGAAATCACCATCGATAAGAACAGTAATATCCCAGTTATCAAATACACGGTCGCCTGCAAGCTTAGCGAAACGGCCACGGAATGGCACTGGAATTTCACCTAAAGTTTGGCCGGGAAGTGCTGCGGTTTTAATTAAGAAAGAACCAAGCTGTACATCACCGCCGTATGGGAATGATGGGATAACACGGAACTTATTTGGACGAACGCCGCCCTTCAATGCTGCTTTAAAATCGTCAAGTCTCATATCTGTCTCCAATTAGATAACAATAAATTTGCAAATTATGTCTCTATTTATGAAACAAAGCTTTGGGGCATAAAAAAAGCCGCTTTGAGCGACTTTTATTTGGTGAGATTTATGTCTTTGGTGTGTTGTAGTATGTAATTATCATACCTCACACCACGCTTCTGTTTCCTATCAGGTTCAGAAGCTACTCGACCGATTTCGGATGCTATTTTCTCAATTGTGGATAAAGAAACCACATCCGATTTCGGCGTAAGGTAAATTACACTTGGTAAAACATCGGCGAAACCATATATTTCAAGGCCATACTTTGCCGCCAACGAAGCAACGAAGTCAGAAGCTTTGGTGCCAGAGCCACGGGTTATGTCTCTCTGTAGGTCAGATGCCGTGTAATCGTCCATATAATCACCATAGCTACCACCAGAGGGGTTATCAAACTTTGTACCATTCATATCAATGGCAATTTTTCTGGTTCCTCGCATTGGCTCTATACGCCTAGCTTTTAAGCGTTTAGGGAATTTCTCTCTAAATTTAGATTTTAGTGATATTTCTGTGATTAATGTTTCAATTGAGTTCATTTCAATAATCCCTTAATAAAAAGGCCACACTAGGTGGCCTTCATGGAAACCGATAAGATTAGTTATCGGTTGGGTTGATTACTTCGCTGAATTCAACGCCGCTATTAACGGAAACGAAGTTCAGTGTGATGAAGTTAATAGAACGGTTCGGTTTGATGTAGATGTCACCAACGAAGCTGTTGCTATTAATTACTTGAGGCGTGTTGTTTGTAGTGTCACATACAACTACGAAGCCCTCAACACCACGTCTTGATTGAACGTCACGTAAGAAAGGTGTAACCTTAGATACGAAGTCCGCACGAGTGAAGCTGTCGTTAAACTCGAATAGGTAAGCACGAGCCATTGTCGCGATTGCCTTCTCTAGTGTAATGAACAGACGACGAACGTTGATTTGTTGGAAAGAAGACGGCTTAGCTTGTGCAGTCTTATCACCATACAACATTGTACCTGCACCAGTGAAGCTTGCCACTGGGTTAATGCGGTTTTTGTACAACTCGTCACGGTCAGTCTTATCAGGGTTGAACGACAAGCGAACAACGTTCTTGATTTGACCACGAGTTAGACCCGCAGGCGACCACCATGGGTCATTAGTGTCATCAGTTCTAGCACAAAGACCCGCGATGTCCGAGTTCAATGGGCACCAGAAGTAGCTATTGTTGTAACGGTCATACTGGTATTTGAAACCACTATCGAACACAGCGTATGAAGTCGAGATGAAACCATCCGTTGAATTATTGAAGTAATTCACGATAGATGTCGCATCAGCCGAGTTTACAGCACTGTTGTAGTCAGGTGATAGGAAACATACCACGTCACGACGACTTTCACTAATGTCGATGATATTCTTCTTAACTGTCTTGCTATGGTTAGAAGACAATAGTAATGAAATATCAACAGTCTCAGCATCTGAAAGAAGTGAATACGCTTGGATGATTTCACCGTCGTTTGGCGCAGCATCAACACCGCCGCCTAACTGGAATGAAGCACCGTAGTTCATCACACCGTAAGTTTCTTCAGCGTTTGGCATTGCCTCGTCACCCCAATCAAGGTCAGCAGTAAGGTCAACACGGAAGTCTTCACTACCTACCCAACCTTCGATGATACGAACGTAGTCAGAAGATGCATTCACCGCATCAACATAGTAGATTGTTTGACCAGTGTTGTCTGTAGCCGTTGGGTTCTTAGATAAGAACGGGTATGACTCAAGTACAGCACCTTTAGTACCAGACAATGAACCAGTTGCATCGTAAACAACAACATGGATTTCATCGTTTGTACCGCTTGCTTTCTGAATAGCGTAATCAGAAGTTGATGGACGTGCATCGAACACATCGCTGAATGAAGTACCATCACCGAATGTAGAACCGTCGTAAGCTGATTCGCTCATACATGCATCAACGAAGCCGATACCGATGTTGTTACCTTTAGCGCCGGGATAAATGGCGTAGAAGTAACCACCGTCAAGGCTTGTACGCTTAACTTCAAAGTCTTCGTTGTTCTTGATAACTTCAGTTACGTCAACGAAAATCTTCTCACCTTTAACTGGGTCTGGCTCAACTTGGTCATACTCGTCATATGGTGGAAGACCCATTACGAAGCGAGTACCGCCGTCGTGTTGGATTTCAACGTCAGTAACGTCGTCTTCTGAATCGTATTCCCAACTCAATACCTTACCGATAACCTGAACATCTTCTTCGACGATTTCGCCGTTTTCCATGATGTCACCAGTTAAAGTACCGTCAATTGCATTCAATGCATATGATGGGTTGTTTTGGTCGCCAAGTTGCTTATTAAGAGACTCAGTAACGTCACCGTTAGTCACGAACATAGTCGGGAACGGAATAGCGAAACCCGCAGGGGTATCAATTGACGGACGAATCTCATAAGTGATACCGTATTCTGTAGTTGTCTCACGAGGAGCAGGACCAGAAATATCTTCAACACCAGTTGTC